TTTAAATCCTAATTAGAAGAGAGACATGAGAACTTACATAATTGATTGGGGGAAAGATGCAAACGGAGCTAGGTATGCTTTAGTTCAAGCTAAATCACTAAGGCAAGCATGGTTAGATATTGATTGCGCGATTGGAGAGCCTGAAAATATTAAGCCTCTTCGTATTCCGAAGTCTTGGATGGATATTCGATATTTAGAAATCGAAAGCCCCAAAGACCCTATTGAGGGAGGTCTTATAAAAGAAATTAACTTTTAAGCGTTATAAAAGTTGAACTTAACCCTGACGAGATCGCAATCTGTCAAATTTTAGGCAGAATGCGGTCTCTGATTGCTAGAAACTCAGGCGTTAAAGATGCCAAGGTTGGGACACAGGACGGCGCTAGCGCAGACGTTTTGGGTGTAATGGCAGAATACGCATTCGCGAAACGCTACAACACCTTCCCAGACCTTGGTTTAACACCTAGAAGCGGTAGCGCTGACGGTATCCTTAATGGTAAGCGGTATGATATTAAATCAACTACCTACAAAACTGGCAGGCTACTATCTACGCTGAAAGTTAATCCTGATGTTGATATTTATATTTTAGGAATAGTTGGAGACCTGGATGTTGATTTTATCGGATGGGCATCAAAGGAGCAGCTAGTGCGTGAAGAAAACATTATTGATTTAGGCCACGGCCAAGGATACGCGCTTACTCAAGACAAGTTAACCTGGTTTTAAGTGGAAATAAAAAACTAAAAAAGTTTAAAATACTTGTTGACTTTGGTTTCTAGGGGTGGCAGTGTCCCCCCGACATGACCAAGGAAACATTACCAATTGAAGTTGCTTTTATCGAACTAGCTAACCTAGAGAAGACTTTGGGTTACGCCAATCTCTGGGACAAAGTTTGTTATCATCCCGAGACAAAACTATGCTGGGTCACCCACAAGACTCAAAAGGAGACAATCTTGTATTTGGACGCAGATAAATACGGCCCGATCGTTGAGACACTTAACGAGACAGGCGATCTTGAAGAGCATATGTCAGTCTCACTGTAACCTTTAACAGACACATATATTATGAATTACGTTCAACAAGCACACAAGCCAGGATGGTATAAGGTCGATAATACCAAATTATACTACTCCGCAACGTCAGGCTCATCACCCTTTAATGAATGGTATGAGTTTAACAATAGGGCTGAATCAGTCGAGTTTCTTGCGGATCACCTCCCAGATGACAAATTTTGTTGGGTAGGTGGAGAGATTTGGGACATGGAAGACCTAACTTACGATGAGGTCTCTGAAGGATTTGTTTGCCCAGCAAAGGGACAACCTGCCGACATCCAAGAAATAATCGAAGCCACAAGCAAATTTTAATAATATGAACATCCAAGAGATCATCCAGTCAGCTATATTTGTAGCCATTTTAATCCTCATGGCTTGGGCTGGAGGACAACCTTAAAAACACCTTGACGATGCGTGAGAATTAGATACAACCTCGGCAGCAGCTTGCTGCTTTGTGTTTAATTCATATTATTAGTGTGTAACAACCGGTCTGAGTATTAAGTTGCTCAGGCCGGTTTTTTTGTTTATATTTTTAGCATGGCAGGAGGACGACCGACAAAATACAAACCAGAGTTCTGCGACATTGCTATTGAGTGCGGTAAGCAAGGCATGGGCAAGGCAGAGATCGCGTCTAAGCTAGGAGTCGTAAGGGAGACGCTATGGGATTGGGGTAACAAGAAGCCTGAGTTTTCTAACGCCCTAAAAAGAGCTTATGAGGAGGGGCTGTCTTGGTGGGAGCGTAAAGGGCGTGAGGCCACGTTTGGAGGGGTTGAGGGATTTAACTCTACCAGCTACATATTTCAGATGAAGAACCGCTTTAAGGAGGACTGGAGAGACAAGCACGATCACTCCGTAGAGGTCTCCGGTGAGATTGAGATCGTGATCGGAGGAGAGGATGAGTGAGGTGACATTTGAAGAGGTTGAGAAACTAGGACAGGTTGAGAGCTACCTAGAGGCTGAGGGCTTCCACAACATCACCTCATTTGCTGAGATTACTGAGGGCGAGAGGATGATAGTAATGATCGCTTCAGATACCCCTAAAGAAATCAACGTCTTCGGTATCTGCTGGAGCGCGGATCATTTTGAGAAACTAAGTGTTGCGGAAGTTCGCAACGATTTCATGACCGCATATGGCGACGAACAAGACTAGACTAACGCTAAAGCCTCGGAACTGGGTCAGGCCATACCTAGAGCGCACAGAGGACAGAGCCTGCCTAGTGGTGCATCGAAGGGGCGGTAAGAGCTTCGGATGTTTGCAGGATCTAATCCTTAAATGCCACACCTATAAAAGGAAAGGCATGAAGTCTGCCCCTTTAAGGTATGCTTACTTTGCTCCTACTCAAGCGCAGGCCAAGAAGATTGCTTGGAGTTACCTTAAAACCTTTACGCATCAAATACCTGGCGTAATTAAAAATGAGTCGGAACTTTGGATTCGATTCCAGAACGGCTCCGAGATTGGCCTATATTCCGGTGAGGCTGTGGAGCGGTGCAGGGGACTCTACTTTGATGGTTGTATCATCGATGAGGCTGGAGATTTCAAGAGTGATGCGTGGGAAGCAGTCATTGAGCCGTGCTTGATTGATTACAAGGGGTGGGCCACGTTCGTTGGAACTCCCAAAGGAAAAAATCTATTCTGGAGAATATATCAACATTCTCTCAAAGATCCTGAGTGGTTCTCTCTTTGCTTAAAGGCTTCTGATAGCGGTCTTATACCACCTGATCAGTTAGCTAGAATGAAGGCTACAAGAGACGCTAGCGTGTTTGAGCGAGAGTTTGAATGCTCTTTCTCATCTGACATACCTGGCACGATTTACGCCAAGGAGGTAGAAGACGCGCTGAGGCTAGGTCATGTGTGTGATTTTGAGCCTAATCGTGGTCCGGTATGGACGACCTGGGATATTGGATCGCCAGTCAATACTGCTTGTATTTATTGGCAAATTGACGGGATGAGAAGAACGGTAATTGACTGCGACATCTCAGCCGGCATGACGTTAGAGGAGCGTGTTGGACATATGCAGGCTAAAGGATTCAGCTATGGCGGTCACCTACTGCCACATGACTCGGCAGCTAGACAGCCTAATGGACTCACGTTTGCAGAGGAGCTAAGGAAGGCTGGCCTGTCAAACGTCCAGACAATCCCAAGGACACACGACAAAGAGCTACGGATTAACGCGACGAAGAAAGCATTTCCGAATATCTGGTTTAGAGATAGACAAACCACTCATCTCAGAGACGCTCTGAGTCAATACCATTACAAGGAAGCTACCGATGGAACGGGCTGGATCACAAACAAGATCTCTCACGGCTGGGAGTCTCATCCATCTGACGCATTCTCAATGCTAGCAGAGGCAGAGCTGCACGATATGCTGACAGATCAACAGTCACACACTAAGCGCCGGCGTAGGCCACGCATCAATGCAGGATCTGGATACTGACTACTAACAGGGTGGAGTGGTGGATTAAGTTCAATACTTTCTCGTGAAAGTACACACCCGCAGAGAGTATATTTTCTCATACAAGGTATAAACATGCTCCACCACTCCACCCCTAAGAGATATGCCATCAATCACTCACTTACGCCTAAACTGAGTGATATGTTGATATTTAAAGATAGTTGACATATTTACGCAAAAAGCGTAATAAGCGCGTATGGGATTCCTTAGTCCAAAGTTACCTCCACCTCCGCCGCCTCCAGCCATGCCAGACGTAGGCCGCACTGAAGCCAAGAAGATTGCCAAGCGTAAGCGTAAAAAGAGTATGAGCGAGTCTAGCTATGCTCAGTCAACTAGAGGTGGAGCCGTCAATCCAAACTACTCGACGGGATCTAAGACAGCTCAAGGACAATGATCGACGAGAACGTAGATACCATCCTCAGAAAGGCTGAGTCACTTGAGAGTGAACTAAACGCTTTCAAGTCTCACTGGGATCTGACTGCGAAGTATTTTAAGCCTCAGCTTGATATATTTACGCAAACTCCCCAGTCGCCTGACGTTACCGGATTCTCTGGCCTGTATGACACTACCGGCATTGAGAGTCTAGATACCTACTCTAACGGCATGATTGCCGAGGTATTCTCGTCAAATGAGAAATGGATGATCTACACGCCCCAGGATGACCACGAGGTCGATGATGCGGGCCGGAAATGGTATAACAAATGTTCCGAGCTAGCCCTAACCGCTCTCGGTCGCAGTAACTTCTATCAGTCAATCAAGCCGGTTGTTACCGATATGGGCTGTGGTGGCACTGGATCACTGTATGTTGAGCGAGGAAACAAGAAGCTGCTCAAGTTTTGTTATGACCGTCTAGGCACATTTGCCATTGAAAAAGACGGTGAAGGCGACATTCGGACCGAATACCGGTGGCTGACTATGACTGCCTCTGAGATGGCAGATAAGTTTGGCGAGGATAATCTAGGCAAGAAGGCCAAGGCATCTTTCAATGACATGAAGAAGGGCGGCGAGAAGACTCACTTCACTGTGATCCATGCTTGCTTTCCTCGCAACAAGAACGGCATTGAAGCCAAGAACAAGCCATTCGCCAGCATTTATGTCTGCAAAGAAGACAGAATGATTTTAGAGGAAGGTGGATATGATTACTATCCATTCGCCTCACCAAGAGCTGAGATCTGGAATGATTACAACTACGGTCTAGCTCCAGCCTCCAAGGCGCTACCGGCAATGAGAGAGCTGAACAAGCTCCGTAGAGATGTCCATGAGGGCGTAGCTCTACAGGTCAAGCCACCTTGGTTAGTGCCATCAGACTCAGTAGATGAGATCTCAACACGGCCTAATGGTGTAACAGTCTTTGATGAGCGCAACGGGATGAAGCCCGAGCAGATGAGACTCTATAACGACATTAACGCCGGCATGGTATTGATGGAGAACGTGACAGAGCAGGTCCGTGGGTTCTTCC